TGCTTGAAAAGGAAAAGCAAGTTGCTGACAAAAAAATAATTAAGAAATGAAAAGTATCATACCGCATAATCTAACCGGCAAATCTCTTTACGACTACCTGGTAAAGAATGAGGGATTGATATTTCATACTAAGAAAAGTACCACCAAGAGAGCGGATGAAGTCTATGCTCAACCGCTTTATATAGACGATAAAGGCAACCTAGTTACAAAGGCTGAAGTGGATCAAATTCAAATCGATCCTAATAAGCTGAAGGTTGTAGCGGTAATCAATACCACCAATTGGTTAGACTCTCATGGCGATGTGCATATCCCTGGTATATGGAAGAAGTCGCTATCTGATAATAAGAAAGCGGGATTCTATCTACTTAAATCTCATGGTCGCGAGTTCGAGGATGTGATCGGTGACGGCCTAAAAGGGTTGACAAAGAAATTGTCATGGAGCGAATTAGGCGTTGACATACCCGGCATTACCGAGGCGTTGATATTCGATGGCATCATTGAGAAAGAGCGCAATGAATACATGTTCGAACAGTATTCAAAGAAGCGCGTAAAGAAGCATAGTGTGGGCATGAGGTACGTGAAAATGGTAACCTGCATTAACGACGACGACTACCCAGTTCAAAAAGAGAACTGGGATAAGTACATCGAAATGGTAGCCAACCGGGAAGAGGCAGAAGCTGATGGGTACTTCTGGGCCATACTGGAAGCGCAGATTATAGAGGGGAGTGCAGTTCTTTTTGGTAGCAATCCGGTTACTCCTACTATGGAGGCTACATTAATTCAAGGCAAAACTGATTCAGGTGATGACACTAATGACCAGCCGCCAGTAGGCACTGGGAAGGAGCCGTCTACATTCGATCTGGATCGTGCGATAAAAGAAGTAAAAATTATTGTTTAACCTATAACTAAGGTTCACAATGTTAACAGAACAACAATTCACCGACCTAACTGCAAAGTTGGGTAACGAATCCGCAACAGCGATAAAAAAACAATTTGCTGAGTCGGAAAAATCCATCAACGATAAGATCGAAGATGTGAAAAAAGGTCTGATGACCTCCAAGGAATTTGAAACATTCAAAGCCGAAGAACTTGCAAAAGTAACCGAAAAGCTCACAGGCTTTGAGTCAATCCTTAAAGAACAAGGCACAGCTATTAATGCACTTAAAGAAAATGGAAATACCGCAAAGCCAAAGACATTGGAAGATGTATTGGCAGATAAAGAAGTGTTGGCAGAAATTAAAGCTGTTCAGAAAGCAGGCCAGGGTAATGTAGAAATACCATTGGATGGTATTACACTGAAGACTGCCGGCAGCACATCAATTGGCAACAGTATTCAGCCAATGACGCCGCCGCCTAACAGCCCTTACTTGCCTGCCGCTGCCCCGCTTGATGCTAATAACTTTTTCGGCATCATGTACAACCCAAATTTCATTATCAATTACGTAAACAGAGGAAGTACAAACTTCAGCATGTTGCCTTGGGTGAATGAAACGAGCGTTGAGGGTGCAGCCGCTGAAGTACAGGAAGGCGCGCAGAAGCCCCTATGGAACACTCGGTTTAAAGTGGAAATGTCAACCGCAAAGAAGATCGCGGCAATGTCCACTATCACCGAGGAGTTCGACCAGGATTTGCCAGGGTTCACCACGATTGTTCAACGCTTACTTACTGAAGAAGTGGCCCGTAAGTGGGATGATGCAATCTATGCCGCTGTAATCGACGTTGCGAAGCTCTACAACATCACAGGCCTGAATGGGAAGGTGGATGATGCCAACCTGTACGATGCGCTCCGTGCTGCAATTGCACAGATCGGCAAATACAATTTCAATGCAAATTTCATTGGTGTTAACCCAGTTACCGGCGCTTTGATTGAAATGCAGAAAAGCGCCACTGACCGATTATACTTGGTGCCGCCATTCCTGCAGAGATTGCAAAGCATGATGCGCGAAGGCAATAAGGTAACCGAAGGGTATGCACTGGTGGGTGACATCAATCAATACAATGTTGATACTTACAAAAACATGGTGCTGAAAGTTGGCTACAATAGCGATGATTTCCGTCGTAATCAATTCAGTGTAATTGCCGAGGTGCGTTACCACGATTACATCAGTGACAACCGCAAGAATGCGCTGTTGTACGACCAACTGGATCGCATTGTTTCACTCATCGATTCAGGTAGCTAATGTCCCTTATTGACCGCACATACTTCGTTGGTGAGTTGAATATCCCAAACATCACACAGGCTGCCATAGGTAGCACTGTTGATCTTTTTATTGAAGAATACGAAGATAAACTACTGAATGATGTGTTGGGGTATACGCTAAATAAAGCATTGAAAGCTGGGCTGCAGGAGGTACCTGTTGCCCAGAAATGGACGGACTTAATTGAGGGGGTTGAGTATACTGACGTTAATTCTAAAACCAGATATTGGAAGGGGTTAGTTGCTCAACCACCTACTGTCCTAAATGCTTTAGATGCGCTCAACCCGATTGATGTGGTTGTTGGCCGAGGTCAATTGTATGATCCTGCGCCTACGTCAACCAGCACAACGATACCGGCGGTATTAGTTGGTAAGACTTTCATAATTGAAAAAAGAGGAGTCGGTAAACTGATAGCAGGCGAATACAGCGTAGTAGGTAATATACTCACTTTAGCCAGCGGCCAGTTCGCTGATGAGGATGTATACACATACAAGGCTGCAACGCTTGCAATCAATACCAGTACCGGAACCAATAAAGAAAGTCTGATCGCTAACTATGTTTACTACTGGTATCAGCGTAACAACCATACACAGACGGCTACTACCGGTGAAGTAAAACCACAGAACGAAAACGCGGTCATTGCTAACCCGTCATTGAAACTTGTAAAGGCATGGACCGATATGTCTGCATGGATATGCGAACTGGTGGACTATCTGGATGCAAAGAAAGATGATTACACCCAGTGGGCTGACCAGGATGTGTATTGCATGCTGAGAAAGTTCAGACCGATCAATGAGTTTAATATCTGACAATGGATGAAACCGTATACATAGTAGAAGAGATGGAGTCCATAGTTGCTAAGGTCAATACTGCATTGACTGCTGCAAACTTTGGCACTACACCAGTTTACTACATGTATGGGCATCCCAAAGAGATAGCAATAAGATTGCAGGAACTTTCGAATAGTCCGACAGAAGGGCATAAGAAGTTCCCGCTGATCATATTGTTTACAGACATAACCATTGACCGGTCATTACTAGGCTTCTACGGGTCAACTTCGCTCAGGATGCTTATTGCAAATTTTACTTTACCTGAATATACTTCAGTGCAAAGGACTGAAATAAACTTTAAGCCCCTCCTGCACCCGATTAAGAAAGAATTGATCAATCAAATAGATAGGCATGGTCGATTCACTTATGAGGATGAGTTAACCTACAAGGAAACAGACATGTACTACTACGGTAGTAAGATCAATGATGCCAATGTATTCAATGACCGGATTGACGCAATTGAGCTAAGAGACATTAAGCTGAATATTAAAAACAAATGTTAACAAACTAATTCAATAAAATGGCAACGCTAAATAAACCACTTTGCGCGACCAACTACGGTAACACCGGGGTGGGCGAATGCTTTGTTGATCTGGATAAAATAATCGGCGCTATCCAAGTGCCGCCAAATTTCCAGATTGCACAATCAGACGTAGCCGGCCTGCTGGCATTCTTTGAAACGAAGATACACGCAGCTATTGGCACACGGGTATTCCCCTATCCGAAGCTCACCAACATCACGGATAATACCGAGGATATCACCATCAATACAACTGATTATGGTGATAAAATCTATGTTAAGGATGGGTTTTACGACTGGACATTCCGGTATCTGAACGGTGGTGTACAACTGCACCAGGAACTTGCGAAGAACGGCGGTGCGAATAAGAACTTCCTCTTCTTCGATAAGAATAGTGTACTGATTGGCTACAAGTCAGGCGCATACCTGAAAGGTATACCTGTTGATCAGTTCCGCGTATTACCATGGAGGCCAAACACCGGCGCAGAATCAGCACTGTTTAATATGAGGTTCATCATTGATCCGATTTATTTGAATGGCGGCAACCTGGGCTTCCTGAAAGTTGATTTTAACTTACTTGACCTGACAGGCCTGCAGGATGTGGAACTTACTATCATCGACCAGGCAGCCAACGTAGCGACCGTAAAAGTGCGCTCAAAGATCAGCGATGTAGATCTGTATAGTACTTACAAAACAAACCTGCTCGAAACTACCGCCTGGCGTTTATTCAAGTCAGACGGCAGCGCTAGTAGCATCACCAATGTTGCGGATAATGCCGCTGATGAAGCCTTCGACGTAACAGGTAACTATGCCGACTGGGCGGCTGAGTTCGATGGCGCCGAAATGACAATCAAGCTTGCGATTCCCTCAGTCCTTAAAGCCGCTCCTATAGAAATGGAAGGCTTTGAAGATAAGGACGGGGTTGCCTTCATTGTCGAATCAGCATCGAGCTAATGACAATCATATTCGATAATACCGGCTTCAGCGTAGAATACTGGGGCCGGTTTACAGAATCTGAGTTCATTGAGCAAGGGATGAAGCAGAAGGTATTTAAAAGGCACCCTGACGATGTGAGGCGGCAATTACTTTTAGAGGCATTTAAAATTATAAGCAATTACACTTCATCAACTACAGCGACG